TGTTTATTGTTTTTATAAAGGTAAGTGAAAAAATAAGATTTGTCAAAATTCAAAGAATTTCCTGTTACTTATAACCCTTGATTTAACTTTCTTAACTGGTAAAGATTATATTTGTCGTATTTAGACTCACTGATTTTTTTGATAGTATTTTCAATAGTATCTTTTAAATCCTTTTCTTTTGATTCGTTTAAAGACGTTTTCAAATTAGAAATAACATTTTCTTTTAAGGTATCAATTTCTAATTTAATACTCTTATCACTTAAAGACGACAATTCAATTAATTCTTTTCTTTCGGTTTCATTTATATTTGAAAGTTCTTTATTTAATCTATCGTTGGCAACCCTTAACATCGTTTTAAGTGGTAGGTTAATCGATTCTTTAATTTTTAGTTTATCTTCAGAAATTATTGTGTTAATAATTCTTTTTTTAGACTCTAAAACCGTTTCTAAATTTTTAATTGACTTGTTATATATTGTAACATCAATATCCTTGTAATTGTTTACAGATTTTTTAACAATAGATGATATCCATTCGTCAACATTTTTTAAAGAACGTTCGTTATTTTCAATTAATATTTGTGAATACTCAATAGACTCATTAATATAGTCAGTAGCGATATCATTACTTAATCCCTTCTTTTTAGATAAATCATCATATATATAATACAATTCTGATAAGTCCTTATTTTCTAAAACCATAGTTTTTAATTGTGACATATATGTTTTAAATTCAGGTTTACCGTATAAGCCAATTGAGGCTTTTTCTATTTTTGTTTTAATTGTTCCGAACGTGTTCATAGTGTTTTTATTTATAAATATTTACTAACTCAGTAAATCCTTCAACTTATCGTTGATTTCTGTTAATGAATTTCTTCCTTTTGATAAATCCATATAATCACTACCCCCAAATAAATGGTCTTCTAATAACATATTTAAATCATTTTTATTAAACCCTTCAGGTGTCACTTCACCGCCAGGAGGGGCTTCAGGGGGAGGTGGTTCAGATCCGCCACCCATATCAGACATTCCACCCATGTCACCAGCACCACCTGCATCACCTCCAGCATCACCCGCAGGTTCACCCGCAGGTTCACTTTCTTTTTTACCATATAGTTTATCTATATTATCAAATAACCCTGTTTTAGTGATAACTTCAGCAGTTTTACCTAATTCTGCAGACACGGCTCTTTCAACTCTTTGTTGTTGTAAATCTAATCTGATTTCTTCATCTGAGAACCCTAAGATATGTTTCTTACCCCAAGATGCAGATACAGGTGCCACTGAGTTTGGAATCTCAGCAACAGCATCTTTATATAACGTTATCTTTTCTTTCCATAATTCAATACCTAATAAGTCGGATTGTTTTGATGGATTATGTAATCCTAATGTAAAGTTTGTTAATTCATCCTCAAACCCTAATAGGAAAAGGTGAATGATTGCAATTTTATTTAATTCGGCAATCATACATTTTTGAATTCTGTTAATTGTTCTTGCAAAACGAATATCTAATAATGATAAGTTTTTACCGTCACCAACAGCCTCTTCAAACCCTAAATACGCTTTAGGGATTCTTAACGCCGTAACTAATTTCTTTTGAATGTATTCAATATCTGCAATCTCCGCCAAGTTTGTTCCACCAGGTAGAGTTTCAATTGGATTGGTTGCTGTAGTATCCCTAACAGGAATAAAGTAATCTTGGTCTACCGCCAATTGGTTGTATCTCATATCAACATTACCTGTCTGAGGGTCTGAAATTTGGTCTCTTTTAAATTTACTTGCGACTCTTTGTACGTATGCATCAACATCTTTATCGTCCATGTTTCCAACAAACACTTTAAACACCCGTCTTTCAGGGGCTCTTGATACACGATAAATTAACATCGCATCTTCTGATAATAAAAGTTGTTTCCAAATACGACGTGATTTTTCTAACATAGAAGTACCGTATGGAAGTTTTCTATCATCACCTAAAATTCTAAAGTGAGCGACTTCCCATGTATTAAATTCCATATTCTTTTCTTTCCAAGTAAACTTCAAAGCGTCGTTTTCCATTTCTTGAGAATATTTGTCAGGTTGAAATCTCATACCCTTTTCCAATCTTTCTATTTGAATGTTGGGTAATTGTTGACAACCAACTATTCCTTTTTCTGGATCTAATTTTAAATAAACAAAATTATCACCAAACTTACATGTGTTTCTTGTCCACATTGGTAGGTTTGTACTAATATCTAATTTATTATTAAACAAATCGGCCAATACTGATTTTATTCTTTTTGACTCTGAATAAATTTGTAATATGTGTCCGTCTTTATCTGGTGTTGTAGATTCTTCACCGTATATATCTAAAGCCGCTGAAATTTCAGGAGTATATTCCATACTTTCGTAGTCATAATATGAAGCCAATCTTGTTGGTTCATAATAAACCGCCTGTTGGTACAAATTACCCTCAACCTTTTGCCATTGTTTACCAATGTACATCGTTTGTTGTGATTGTAGTTTTTCTCTTTCAAACTCATCCTTATCTGTCGTTTTTAATAGTTCTTTTTTGTCAAACTTAAAGACAGGTGATTGTTGGTCCAAAGTGGCATTAGGTCCAAAAACCTTACCTAACCTTTGCCATACCGTCATTTTATCTTGTGCCATAATCTTTTTTTACTTAAATAATAGTGTTAGTTGTAGTAAATTAAACTCTTCTTCCACCGAATAACCATAAATACTTTTCATAATCGCTTTTGGACGCTTGTTGTCTACCATAATTCATGTTATTATAGGTGTTGGCGGGTAATCCAGGATTAAAATTTTGAGAACTATCTTTAAATGTGTTTTTTTCAGTAGTCCAAGATTCCAACATCGCCTTTGTTTGTTCTGTGGCCTTTTCTAATTGAGCAAAAGAAGTTTCACCAACAAACACAGCCATAGCAAATGCCATGATTAAGTCATCGTGTTGCCCTTTTTGGTGGTCGGGCCTACCATTCACATAAACAAACGTATTAAGTTCGTTAAATAGTCTTTGCGACCTTAATGCAAAATCAAATCTTAACGCTTCTTCAAACGCTTGAATTATTAAAACTCGTTTTGAATTAAAATTAATCCCCGGTATTTTGTCTTGCGATTTTGGATCCCATTTCCATTTGTCTGCAGGATTAACACCATCTATGTATAAATTTTTATATCCTAATTCTTGTAATTTTCTTGAGGTAGATACTCCCATACCTCCAGTGATATCGGTAACAATAAATGAGTTATACATTGTTGCCCATTTAAATGCGATTTCCGCCAATACGTCAGGTGGAACTTTTCCTATATATTCTAATACCTGTTCTCTTGCATCAAAGTCAATAATAGATATGGTACTAAAATCTTCACTATCACCTCTTGAAACGTCAACACCCATGATATATCGATGACCTTCTATCGGTTCTTTCCATTGCCAAATTGCACCACCCATAAATTTGTTTTCGGGTTCCTTAATATAGGTTTCTTTAATTTTTTTCATGGTTTCGGGAGGAATAACACTATCCCCTGAACCTAAAAAGTTACATTCGAGTTCTTGTGATATTTTTCTTTTATCAAACTTTAATTTTTTAGCCATTGATTCAAACCAAGAACTATATGGTTTATAACCCTCGTTTTCAATTTTTAATTTAATCTCTTGAAAATCCCTATTTTCTACTTTAATGTTTGAATAATCTAATGTAATTTCACTATCATTATAATCACCTCGATTTAACATGTAATGAACAATGTCATTACATTTAATAAGTTTTAAGTCTTTAGAATAACGTGGGTCACGAAACCAATACATTTCAGTAATCCTAAAGTCATTCATACCTTTAATTGCCTGACTAAATATTGAATAATAAATTGGGTCAAACCCGTTTGGGGTTGAAATCACAATTACCTTACCACCTGTAGATAAAGACGCCATACATGCAGACCAAAAGTCTTCATCGGCGTTGATGTATGCTGCCTCATCAAATATTAATATTGTTGGGGTATATCCACGCAAGGCATCTTTTGATGTCGCAACGGCCTTTACTTCACACCCATTTGTTAATTTAAAATGTCTTTGAGAGTTTTTCTCAACAGAAAAACTAACCCCTAACCAAGATGGCCATTGGTCAACAAACGCTCTAACCTTATTTCCCATTTCTTGGGCGGTGTCCATTTTGTTTGCAATAATTAATATTTTTTCTGGTTTTGATTTTTTTGCAAACACCAATCTTTTTGATGCCCAAGCAGATGTTACGGTAGATACACCAGCCTGACGATATTTTAATGCAATATTTTCTTCACAAGTGTCGTAATCTTTAACCAAGGTAACTTGGTCATTAAATAATTCTAACGGTACGTATTTAGATTGGGTGTTATCGTAAGTTTGTAGATAGGTTTTAAGTGCGTACGGAGTATCGTTTATACACTTAGCATATTCTAATAAGATTTGTTCTTTTGATAAAGACATTCATTATCCTTTTCTTTTATTCAACGACTTTAATAATTCACCTTTCGTCGTGTGTGCAGGTAAATGGTTTTGAATAAGTAACATAATACTTTCTTCTATTTTTTTAACATCGTCTTTCTTTTCGGCTTTTTTAGGTAGTCCTTTATGTTTTGTTGATGCAAAATCTTTTAAATCTTTTTTAGACATTTCTTTTGACATGTCTTGAACTTTTTTAGATACTTTAGATTTTGGAGTATCTCCTCTTTTAACTGAAAGAGCTAAGCCCATAATTTTTTGTTGTTGTTTAGAAACCGCCTTTTCATTTACCTCTACTTCATCCATACCATCAGGACCTTGTTTTTGAATTGAGTCTTGGTCATATTCACCTTTATTCGCATCAGACACGTCTACCTCTTCATTTTCACCTATCTCCACATTTATTCCTTGGTCAGTTAGGGTTTTGATTTTAGCTGGATCCGCTTTATCTGCAGCCATTTTAACACTTCCAGGCGCTTCATTTATTTTACCATAAAGAACTCTTATTTGTTTTGGAGTTAATTTTTCAAGTGTATTAATTGAAAACCCTTCAATTAAAAGTCTCGCCAATTTAGGATTCATATGTTTCATCTTGTACTAAATTTTTTTCCCATTTTAATACGACATCTTTCTCGTATAACTTATTTTCAACCGATTCAATACTTTCTCCGTATTGAAATACTAATCTTTTTCCTTCGTAATTTTCAGGTTTTTCCCAACCTAATGCAATTACACCATCAACAGAGTCGTACATTCCAAAAAAATCAGAATTTTGTATTAAGTCCAACTCAATTTCTGAGTTTTTTAATATTCCAACTTTTTTTATAAACTCAACCATCGGTGGTGTGGGTTTACCCCCTGATATTTCACTGTCCCACTCTTCTCCATAAACGTCATCCAAATCGGAAAAAATAAATTCGTAAATGTTATCACCCCTGAAGTTAGGACCCATACTATTTACGTAGACTAGTCTCATATAATTCTTCCTTGCGGTGTAACTTTAATTTGATTTTTACCAATTTGAAACACTAAATTATTTTTGT